GAATGTTTACGCTTTCTTGTAATTTCGGATTATAGGCACGCTTAATCAATGCCGACCCTTCTTTCTCTGTAAACTGAGCGCCTAGCACTATACGAAGGTTCCGTTGCACGACTTCCGACACACGCTCTTCGGCGTCGAGAGATTTCGGATTCATTACTGCTCGCGCAAAATCCGGCTGATTCCCAACAACCGGGCCGGTTAACGTGTCGCTTTTCCCTAGTTCCTTAATCACGCTGTTGAGTTGATTGATGTTCTTTACCATATCGGCCATGCCGCCGCCCGCTACGAGATCGGCGTATTCTTTACCAAAAGCCTGATCAACCGATTTCTGCGCTGGCGTTAAATTAGATTTGGAATTTTTCGTTTGTTTTTGTTCAAAAGCTAGTTTGCTCTGATCAAATTTAAGCCGCGCTGCGTGTCGCTCTTGCTCTGCGTTTGCTTTGCCAGCAGCAAGACTATCCGTAACTGAATCCCGGCCCTTCGCATATTCGAATCTTTCGTTTTCCGCTTCTCTGTTCGATTTAAATCGTTCAGCGTCGAGTGCCGTTGCTTTTTCTGCACGAACGTCAGCCGCAGCATTGCGTTTATCCGTTACCGCGTCACGCCCACGGCTGTATTCGCGTTCGTCTTGGCGGAAAGCCATGTCCATGCGTTTATCAGCGCTGAGTCCTTGCATTTGGTAGTCTTTCGCAAGTTCAGGGCTCCACGGTTCAGATAGGAATTTCTGTGCTTCCTGTTCGCCAAACGCACCCGCTTCTACGCCCTGGTGTATCACTTGTTCGTAATGGCCCTGGCTTGTCGTATTGCCAAGCACTTCGGCAGCAAGTTTTACCTTGTTGCGGAACATATCCATCTCGTTCGCTTTGCTCCGCATCATCGCGTTGCGGCCTTCCATCGCCGCCGCCCGGTTGCGTGCTGGACGTACATTCGGCCCGCGTGCTTGTAGCGCTATCATGTTGTTCATCGGGGAACCCTATAGGTGTAAGGCGAACCATACTGCTTGGCGTAGCGGGAGTCGGCTAGCACGTTGTACGCGCCCTCTAAGCCGTTATTAATGGCATTTGATACGCCAACCCGCCCGGAGGCATTCGCGGCCCCTGCGTTGCTTAGGAAGTTGCCAACCGTGCCTTGTGCGCCTTGGCCTGCACTTACACCACCGGCCAGCATGTTGTACTGGCGGGTTTTGTTGGTGTTGTCACGGCCGTATGCTTCGTTGTATTTGGTGCTGGCTAATCCTTGGCCGTAGCGTTGCAGTGCTTTCAAGGTAGCGCCGGAGTAACGCCCACCTCGGGCACCGGCTGCGCGATCGATAGCCTTATTCCCTTCAGCCAGTTCAAACTGATAGCCGGGGTCTTGCTCGAAGTCTTCCAGGCTAAAATCACCCAGCAAAGCGTTATTGTTTAACCGGCCTTGTAACTCACCGGCTGAGTGGTCGCCCAGGTCCGCATAAGGGCGGAAATTCTGCGCTGCCTGTGTGTAGCTTTGTGCTTGGTCCTCGGCGGCATCCTTAGCGCTTTTGGCTGAGTAAATCGCCCCGCCAATATTGACGGCAGAGCCTAGTAAATCGAACAAATCCATAATTAAACTCCCGCGCCTGTGGCGTCTACCCAGCCCGAACCGTTGTACCAAATCGCATGGCCGACCGTCGTATCAAAATAAGTACGCCCAGCAAATACAAACTTGATTGGCCTGTTAGCCGTTGTGCCGCTAGAAGACAGGGCATTAAGCAGTCGGCCTGCCCCTGACATCCAACGCACCATGTGGGCGTCGTCTGTGCCTGCTGGGTTGTAGTTAACCGTCATACTGTATCCACCCAAGCGCCGACAAACACCGTCTTAACGGGCTCGCTACAGCGCAATCGAAACAGCCAGTCGTAGCCACGGCCTAAGCGTCGATAAATAATGCGTTTCATGTATTCGCCAATCTTGCCCATTTTTGTGGTTTTTTCATTTCCCCAGGAATGTCCGCCATCTTTGGAGATTTGCAGCATCATTTCAGGGTCACTACCTTGGCCGGATTGAAGCCCTACCCCACCTTCCATATCAACCCAAAGCCGTGCGATTTGAATGTATTTCTCATCGAAGATATGCCGCCCTACTACCTCACGCACAATAGGCACGCCGTTATCGGTGTAAGCCTCCGAGGTGAGTTTGTATATTTGGCCGTTTTCGTAATCTCCGACGTACATTTTGTCGAGAAAGTTAATACCCATTTCGGCGCGGTGCCGTGCGTTTTGTGCGCCGTAGCTAAGTTCCGTCCATAGGTTTGTTAGGCCGTCGTATAGCCAGGATTTACCGTCGCTCGGGAAATTAATCTGAAAAAATGGATGCCCCTCTTTCGCGTAACTAAAAGCGCTCGCGTTCGAGGTGGTGTATTTGTTGAATATGGTATCTATTTCAGGATTCGATACCGTCGTGTATTGAAAGCCGTCAATGCGAACCACCTGCACTTCGCCCTGCTTGGCGTTCACCGCCAATAGCATGGTTGAACTCACGCCGAACCGTGCTATCGCCCAAGGGCTTGCTAGTCCTAATTCAATCACGCCACCAGTCACCCTAGCGTATGGGAAATCCTGTGCGCCTGTGTTGTTCCAGAATTCAATTGTCGAGCCACCGCACAGTAATATCTCCGTGTTGTGGTCGAAGGTTCTAACTAAATCATCCGGGCTTTTTTCTGCCGTGGCGAAATCTGTCGCGTCCATCATGTCGGTGACATCGGTCGCGTCTGCCGTTGACAGGAAAAACTGCCCAGTGTCCGGGCTAGGGTAAATAAAATAACCGTCGTGAAACGCTAACGTTGCGGCTGTGTCGATATGGTCAGCGTCGGTAATTACCGCGAACGTCGTTGAAGCAATGGTGTAGAAGTAGCCGTTCGTGCCGTCTTGAATGCCGATAACGCCGGCGTGGTTGCTTACCATGTCCACACGCCCGCTGGTGGTGTTTAACGTGCCCCGGCTGGTTGCCGTGCCTGCGTTGTTAATCTCCCAGAAAGTACCCAAATGCACCACGTACATTAAGTTCCCCACCGCATACATACCGCGAATTGGGTTACTGCCTAAGTCGGCGAATAACGTTAACCCCGGCGTCGGGTGCAGACTAACTTGCGTCTTGTCTTCCTGTGGCTGGAAATCCATGTACAGATTCAGTCGTTTCTGCGCGGTAACGTCCGGGCTTTTACCTTGCTGCCCAATAGAAAATATTGGATAACGCATCAGTCGCCCACAAACACGTTGAAGCTGCGCCCTTCGTGTAGCGCTGCGGTTTCAACTTGTGCAATAGGTGTGCGGCGGTTAATACGTTTCAACCGTGTGCGGGCTTTAAATGCCGACTTCGAGACTTCCGGGGGTGTCGCAACACCAAACTCAGGCGCTAATTCTTCCGCTAGGCTAGTCGTAATCGCTTGCTGGTTTCCCGGTGGAAAACTAAACGTTGTCGTTAATGCGGCGAACTGTGTTAGCTGCGCCCATGAGTGTAAGTGAATGGTGATAGCGCTATCTGGTGTCGGCCAAATGTACAGCGTGCCATTAGGAAAGGTGGGCTCGTAGAACATGACTTGCGGCAAGTCGCTTGAGGTTTCTTTGTCAACAATCGCCGTATAGCCTGCGCGGGTGAACAACAGTTCAAGCAAGTAATCGTTGCCGTTGGCGTCTGAGTAGTAAGTGGATTTAACCAACTTAGTCGGACGGGTAATTACAAAGTCACCTGTCGCGCCAACCGTGCGGGATTGTTGATTACCCGGCCAGCTTATATCGTCTTCCTGAATCGCAAAGATATACGGGCTATCGACACTCCACGAATCTAGCATTTCGTTAAGCGTTACAAGCGCGTCTTGAGCTTCTGCCGCTGTCGGCTCTTCATCTGCGTCTAACACATGAATAAGCCGCATCGAGCGCTTAATAATGTCGAGTGCTGTGCTCATTTAATTACCATCGCCCTAGGTTGCACAAAGGTACTGTCTAGATTTTTCTCAGTTGCCCACGTCGTTAAGTAGGCGCGGTAAGTGGTGTCGTCGGCGTCGTCACAAACAATCGTGTCTACCTTGTCACCGAAGAAATCCATAAACTTCGAACGGTCGCCAATAGTTCGTGGTGGGCCATCGTTAAGCCCTAGCGCGAAGTGTTCCGGGAGTGTTTTACCTTCCAGGTCGTACCAGCCGTCTTTGATTGGGCACTCACATAAGCCGATATTTCCAACCCCGGCTTCTGCGGCCATTATTCGCAAGCGTTGCGCCCAGCCTTCGCCGTGTTCCAGGCAATAAACCGTGTGTTCTGTGGCTGCGGCCATGAGAATGGTTGTTAACCCGCTACCGGCTTCGATAATCGGGCCGTCTGCTTTCTCGGCATAGGCAACCGCCAGGGCTAGAACTTCGTCCGAAGCACCAAAGTTGTTGTCGTCGTAGCGTCTGGCTTCGCGCAAGTCTTCAACCGTCCAAGTGCCTGCGCGTATCTTGCTAACAACATGCGCTAGCGTGGTGCTGTTTTTGCGGCGCATGAAAGCACCCAGGCTGTCGCTAAAAATAACTTTTGCCGCGTGGCCTAGAATAATCTCAGGGTCACATAACACCTTGCCGCCCTTAGCCCGCCAACGGTTACACATATCCAAATCGCCACCCCAGCGCGTACCGTTAATTAACGTGCGCTGGAACAGCAAGGGTGTGAGTGTCGTGTGGCCGTTGTTACCGTCGAACGACTCGCAGTCTTCAACAAGCGTTTCGATAACGTGGCGTTTTAAGCGTAGGAATCCAGTCGGCAAGCCTTCCACCTCAAGCAAGCCGTTTTCTTCAACGGCGCTAGGCATCATGCGAACCGGCATGTCTTCTGTTTTGTCTTCGCGTCGGAACGGGTACACCGCGCCGATGACGTCTTGGTCGTATTGGCACAGCTTTACCAAGTCTTTTGCCTTCCATGAAACGTCCGCGTCAAGGAAAACTAGGTCTGTGCAATCGGTTAATAGGAATTCTTGTATAACGCGATTTCTTGAATCGTCCACGTGGGGATTACCCACAAGCAAGTAATACGCTGTCTGCATTCCCGCTTTATGCAACGCCTCGCGACTGTCCTGCAACGAGAAGGTGTAGCTCGCTGACGGGTTGTCATAGCTAATCGTGCATAAGGCTACTTTCTGCCCTGCGCATGGTTCGCCGTCGTCTTGATAAAGTCGTGACATAAAGAAAAGGGGGAGTTGCCTCCCCCACTCCGTTAGGTTGTTACGATCAAACCCAAGGCCACAAGCGCAGCATTAATGCTAACTATCGCGGCCTCGTTGGTGGCTGTCGTCGCCGTTGGATTAGGCGCAGTGACCGATTGTTGAACAACAGGCGTGGCGGCAAAAAAGCCCACCTTGTCTGTTGCCGACAAGCCGATACACATACCGCCTGACATGTTGGAGCCGAGATACTCGACGTCCGATGCTCTAGGTAATGCCATGATTAACCTCCTATGCTCCTGAGCCCATAACACGACAAGCCCAATCGGGTCGCAGTGTTTTGAAGCCGTGGAGAATGTCTAAACGGCAAGGGATGTTGTCGTTGTTGATGTCGTACTGACGCACGCAACGAACGGATAGCCCATCGAAGTTTTCGCGGGCCGCGAAGTGAACACCCTCGGGCATTTCCAAATCGGCGGTTGCAAACGCAAACGCTTCTTTGTGATACACAAGGTGATTCGGGTATGACCCAGAAGCCGAGCCCACCCACACAAGCGCCGCAGTCGTCGCTGGTAAGGCGTCAACGTTCTGGCTTGCGCCAGTGCTTTGTATGGCAGGAGAGAACGACAGGGACGACGTGGTTGCCGCAGTCACAGTGAATTGCTGTAAGTGCGGATAAGCCACGCGCGTTTCCGGGTGAACCTGATACACATCAGCCATTGTGAAGACGCTTCCAACCGTAGGCGCACTCGATGCACCTGTGATTGCTAACGTTGAATCACCATCAGCCGCCGTTACGGAATCAAACGTAATGCCGGTAATGTCGGAGCCGTTGGTATGCGTATAGATACGCTCATTTTCAACCCAGTCCAAACCCATCGCACGGCCAACAATGCCGTCACGATACTGCTTGCTAACTTCTTTGCTGTCGTGAAACAGT